GCTGTTTCATCTACATAATTTCTACATCGTCCAGTTTGTTTCCAACTCTTTTAACTAACCACAAATCCTTTGTAAGTCTGCAAATAGGTTGATATCCGTTGTATTCAAGATAATCTTTCCCCTCTTCTGTGTTTTCACACCATGTTTTTATGATCTTCATCACCATACCTCCATATCATCAATTTCTATTGATTTTTCTAACAATGATTTCAAGTTCCACCCAGTAAGAGTCATAAAAACATCATCAATAATTTTTCTTTCATTTTTGGAAACATACTTGCTAAGTAGAAGTCTCATTCCTCTTTCGATTTCTATTCTTCCTGATTCCTCTCTATCACTTTCAAATTCATTAATTATAGCAATCGCAAGTTTTCCATAATCAATGTTTCCATCTACTATATGACCATTTTCGTCAAACAAAATGTTATACTTATCACAGTAGTAATCCACTTCATCTTCAGGACATTCTGCGTTTTCCAAATCATCTTCACCGTATTCCAGTGCAAGACAACGTACATTCTCTCTTGCGTTATCCTTTACTTTTAAATTATTCTCTCCAAAACAACAACCATCCGCTGCTTCATAGATTTCATCCCATGTGTACTTTTTCATTCAATCAGCCTCACTTTCTCTTGTTGTTTATTCCCAACAAAAAACAGACAATTTTATAGTTGCCTGCTTAATTATTCTCTATATTAAATTTCTACTTCCTTGATCCTACTTAATTCAAAAAATAGAATCGTTTCATCTGGTAAATCATCACCGAAACGATTCTCAAAATCTGCACATGGAATCTTATAATAACATTATTTCTTATAATCCCAGTCAATATTAATTCCACATATAGGACAGTTTGGAGTTCCTTTTGAAAATGAAAATTGATTAAATTGTTTATCTTCATCAAACAATCCAGAAGAGTGTGAATAAATTCTTCTATAATCATTTCCCAAACTTTCACATAAAGGACAACCATATTTAATGTATTCTGGTTCACCATCTTCTTCATAATGATGTTCAACTGGTTTTACTTTTACTTTCTGTTTGCCGACACTTTTTGCACCACAAACTTTAAATAATATATCTGATTTTATTAATGCCATAAAGTACACCTTACTTTCTTTTTACGAATAAATCATTGTTTCTTCCTATTTGTAATCTCTACATATATCCATTACCGTATCTATCACATTTAGTTTAGAATCAATTCCATAACCACTCATTAAGTCAAAAGAACTGTTATCTTTGGTATAAACCAAATCGCAATAATGATGCCATCCATCTTCTTCGTCATAAGCAAAAGTAATTTCAAGATTTATACCATCAACTATTTTGCATTGCCAAGGTCGTTCGTCAAAACTTTCTGGCTTATTACCATCGCCATTCCATAAAGTAGGATTCATATCATCAAAAAATCCATTTACAATTCTCGTGGCTTTTCTCTTGTCATATTTTTAAACCTCGCATTATCTGAAATCATCGTTTCATTTGTTATCTTTATTTTCCTTTTCTCTTCCTCTTTCCCTGATATGTTCACACATTTCTTCTGATACACCACGCTGCTTTAACTGTTTTACAAATCTTTCATAAAAAGGGAGATCTTTCCATCTCGGTCTACTTTTAGACATTTTTTACTCCTTCATATATTCTTTATCTAACCAATCTTTGAATGGTGTCCAATCATTTACTGTAAATCCACATCCGTACATTTCTCCATCAGAAACTAAATAATAGTTACCTGCTTTACAGTCTCCAAAATCTTTTTTACAATAAATAACTTCGCTACCATCAATATAAAAATATGGCTTTAATTCTTCATAGCTATAATCTCTTTTCTTATTGGTAAATCTGTATGAATAACATTTCCAGTTTTTATATCTACCCATAATTACTTCCTCTCTTTCCCTCTTTTCATTTCTAATGAAAATCTTGTTTCATTAATCTCTTAAATGGTCGCTACCAGTAAAGATATTCTCACTTTCCATTTCATAACAACCTTTAGATCTATTCGTATCTCCATTATCTTTCCATGAAATATATCCACCATAATGATGCTTAACTGCTTTTACCGCTTTATCCCATGAATACTGAATTTTCTCATGTGTTTTTATATATTCATCCCATAATTCTTTTGCACTATCTAATGATTCAGCAACAACTAGATAATTAAACTCAACACAAAATGAATCGGCTGTCCATCTAACTGTAAATTCTTTCATAATTTCTACATCTCCATTTCTATATCAAATCATCAATCTCGATCACGTCTGGATTATCACTAAACCATGAATCGTTTTCTACAATCTTTTTCAATTCGATGAAATCTCTTTCAGAATTGAAACAATCATTGTGTTTTAAATAAGCTGTTTTTACTTTTTCTCTTGCATCTTCATAAGATTCTGCCTTAACCATTCCGACAGCCAATTCTTCAATTCTGTATGCATACAAATTTGTAATATCCATTAAATCACTCTCCATTCTCAAATAATTCATCACCGGAAAAATCAGTCATATCTTGTAAAACAGTATGAGCAAATTCTTCTGCATATTCTGACCATATTTTATCTTGTAATTCTTCTGAATTTAATTTTTCAAGTCCATAATCTTTGACGAATTTCTTGACCAGATTTTTCATTCTATAATCATAATTTTCTTCAACTGTATGAATATGCATAACTTACACCTCCTATTGTTTTTCAATTTTACATTCTTTAAAATAATCTCTTGCTTCTTTCCAATTTAAAAATCTACCAAGATATATTACATCGGAATCGTTTTGATCGCCTTTCTTACCAATACGAATTCCCTTTTTATTCTTGTCATATGCATAATCTTCCCACATTCTATTACTACCTCATACATTATCGAAAAAACTTTCCGCAAGATTTACATGACCTTGTGCTTCTTCTAGGAAATCATTTGTTGTATAACAATTTCCCAATACATTTTTTATTTCCATTTCCGTCAAAAAGTCTGTTTCAATATCAATGTCATTTAAGAATATATCTGGAATATAGATAATATTCTCCGCATTGTTCAGATCAAATTTTCCTTTATAGATGATACAATCTTGACCATCTGAAAATTCAAACAAATCTTTCAGACGTTTTCCACATTCAAGTTCCTTTCTAAGGATTTCTCTTGTCATAAGATACCTCCTTCCTTTATTTCAACATCATACAAACCTTTGTGTTAAGTTCTCTGTACTGATTTACCGCATTTTCCAATGCTTTAATACTTTCTTTGTCGTATACTTCTTTCATGTTCTTGTTTGTCTGTCTGATAAGACACAACATAGCATCTGAAAGAATATATAATTCTTTGTCTGTAAAAATATTTTCCATAACTCAAACCTCCTCATAATCCTCAAGTAATTCTTTCAAATTTCCTTTTCTCCATCTATGTAAACATCCATCTCCAGTTAAGTTTTTTACTGGTTTTGGTAATGGCTCTCCTGAAAAGACATTCCTTTCCCAATACATATACTGTTTAACGGTATTGTGGTAATGTCCATCATTATGCACCTCAATATACTTATTATTATTCCGTTTATTCCTATATACTTTTACGACCGTCTTCATAAAATCACCTATTCTTCATTTTCTCTAAAGTACATTTCGTATTTAATCCCTGCTTCTTTCAGTTTCCATCCAATCCAATCTCCATAAGCCCAACACTCTTCTTCAACTTTTGGATCATTCCAAAAATCATCAAAAGCCTTTTCTACCACTTCTTTTGCCTTATCAAAATCTTCATCGTTTACCAATATAACTAAATCCATCCATAGGTTCATATCGGAATAAAGATTAATACATTTACGTTCTGTTATCATAATTGCACCTCCACAATTTCAATTTCGAAATCATCAGGATCATATTCGATGTCTTCAATATACCAGTCATTCATGTATTCATCTTTTGCATCATTGGCAGCTTCTTCCGCCTCATTATAAGAGCAAAATAATCCCCAATCAAAATCAGAACTATCTCTTAACCATCCACCATCATAACTGATAATGTATTTATACATATTAATATCCCTCCAATCGTTTCCATCCACCGTCAATCTTTTCCCATGCAGTAGGGTTTAAACCATACAAGTTTACTTTAAACAGCTCATTATATCTTTTGTCCATCTGCTCTTTAGTATCAAACTTTTCTTCATGATTTAAGTTCCCTTTATCTGCACCTGTTAAATTATAAATTCTTAACTTGTACATAATTTCTCCTAAATGCAGTCTGCAAACAATCTACATATCATTTTCTTGTTTCTATATGTTCTCCGTTTCCGTGTTATCTTATCTATGACAGTAATGCTTAGTTCCTTTGTAAGAGGATTTTGATTAAACACTATCTGCTTTCCGTTTTCATCTTTTAGTAACATCGTTATCACTCCTTCAACTTTGGACACAACCCAAGACCACCATCAATTTCAGGTACTCTTCTAAATAATTCTCTGTGTGGACATTCTTCTCTTTTGCATTCTGGACAATAACATTTCTTGAATTCTTCATAACTCATTTTCCAGTTTGTTTCTGCAAATCTTTCTCTTGTCATCATATTAATCCCATCTTCTTTATAAATTTTTCTTTCCGTTTCTGTTCAATCTGCTCTACTTTATTTGGAAGATTGTTATACATTTTTGCATATTCATTTGATTCTGATTTTTTATTTGAAAAGCTTCCAGAAATCGGAACATACGGAAATCCTTTTTTATGTGCATACCACATACCTGATTTCATATCTTTTGAAACTATATATCCTAGCATCCCAATTCATCTCCTTTATAATTTTCCAAGAATCCACTGTTCTGCAAAGTCAAGTACAGCTTCAGGAAGATTAGGTTCTTCACTGTAATTGAATGTATTTCCAACAAGTGTTGTTTCGACTTCTGTTTCTTCCTGGTATGTAATTTTATATGTTCTCAACTTTCCAATTTCTCTTATCAATTCGATCCTTAATACATTAATTCCCATTTTTAATCCTCACTTTCTATTGCACTAATCATATTTCTACCTTCTAGTAGTCTTCATCAATACATTCATCCGCTTCGCTATAATATTGACCATCATATCCTTTTTCCATTAATTTCTCCCAACAATCATAGCACACCAATCTAAAAGTAATTCCATGACAGTCTCTTGTAAAATTCATATCATTTCTTTCTACTTCTTTTCCGCACACTGGACAAATTCTCATATCTTTTTCTTCCATATTTTTATTCCTTTCTATTGTATATTTCTCTATCTTCCGTTCTTGAAATCGTTCTTTCATACAACTTCTTTCCAATAAATTACCTTTTTATATCCGTCTGCCTGCAAGATATGAATTTCCTCGTTTTTTTCAAGGTTGTAACGATTCCTAAAAAATTCCTTTAATCCCTCTTCTCTTTCCGATCTCCACAGCTCATCATGAGTGATTATATCTCCAAACTCTTCATCTTCTGTTTTTACAGTAATATCAGAAATCTTTCCAAAAAACATTGCCTCAAGCAAATCTGTATTAACATCTCCATTAATGATATAATCTTGCCAATCTCCCTGGTTGTATCCTCTAATTGTTCCGATTTTAAATACATCTTTTGGATAAAGTAACTTGATCACATCAACAAGAATGTCTTCTGTGCGTGTGCATTTGTCGTAAAGCTCTTTTAATTTTGCTTTTACTCCATCAGATACGTCCGTTGGATACTCGTCATAGCAATCAATATTATTCAATATTTCTTTCGCTTTCTGATACCACTCTGCTCCTGTACACCCACAATAATCTCTATTACCATCAAGAACTACCTGCTCCTCAAAATTTTCACACCCACAATAATCTTTCCAATATTGATCGCAGTTATATAACCACCATATTCCATCGCCCGTGTTGTCTATTTTGATTTCTGTCATAACTAACCAATCTCACTTTCTATGCTATCTGCCTTACTATATCTTCAATGTCTCCGTTCATTACAATCACTGCATCTTTGTTATCAGGATGTTCATTCATAAAATCTCTCAATCCTTCAAACTGCTTATTATCTGCATTTTCGATCATCTGTTTTACATTTTTGTTATGCAACTTAATCAGATAAACTTTCTCATAATACTGTTTGAATAAGAGATTTTCCTTTGTGCAATATTGTTTAATTAACTCAATCTGTCGTTGTTCTTCTTCTTTGATTGCTTCAACTCTTGCTTTTTCGTTAATTTCTGCCTGTTCTTTTCGCTTGCGATTTCCAATCAGATGATTAAACAATGAATCTGATGCACATAAACTTTTATAAACCGCCTTTTCAATGTCGTATTCATTTGGTTTATCTTTTTCAATCCACCACAAGAAATTGTCGATTGTTCTATCGAAATTCTCTTCAAAGATACATCTATTTCCGAGCTGAATATCCAAAAGATTATTTCCGTCTTTGTCTATTCGTAGCATTGTAAAGACGTTTTCATCCGGTTTATCAGGATAAATACTCCAAGTATATCTATCCTGTTTTACGTATACGGTCATTCCATACGCTTCATAAATCCGTTTCTCTTCGTTCTTCAAATATACAAGTCCCATTCTGTTCTCCCTTCTAACAAATAAGACAAATACATTTCTGCATCTGCCTTATTATTCTCTATGTTAATCAATCTCATCACATTCCATTACATCAACATCCCAATCAAGTTCATCAATCGGTTTGTTCCACAAACAATTGTCATCTGCAATGTAATTCATAACCTTTGCAAAATCCCTTGCTCTCAGGCTTTCCATTTCTTCTGTAAATTTATAAGTTGCTTTCATTGCATTATCAGTTTCGTAAATATAAATATTAATTGTGTTATCACTATTTACATTGGCTTTAATAAAACCCATTTCACTTTTATGAAAAATGAAAAACTCGCACAGTCTATTATTACAGTTCCAATCAAAAGGTGTACTATCATTACCATTCATGTAATAAATTGCTCCGTTTGCATCAAGCATATCATCCGTTACATTAGGATACATATTTCGTGCAACCTTAAAAATCCTTTCAATTTCTCTTTTAAATTCGTATCCATTCATATTATTTTTCCTCACTTTCTTTTGGAGTGATGATGTTTTCAACATTCGACTTAATAAGATCCAGAAGTGCATTCAAACTTCCATCTCCAAAAGTCCAACAATATTCGCATTCATAATCCCAAAAGACAATCACTTCATGCCCTGGTGTAATTCTAGATAAATCCGTATCTCCTTTTAATCTTGCATATCTTCTGATATTATCAACATCAACTTCCGTTTCTGCGTTGAAAATTTCAACATAACAGTCGCATGAACATTCTTCAAAGATATCAGAATGCATCACATTTTTCTTATGAAGTCTTTTAAGCTTTTTACTTACAACAAATATCGCAGATTCTTCATACTTTTCACATTCTTCTTTTGTGCTAAACACTTCTTCATCTTCAGCAACAT